AGGCCACACTAATCAGACCAGTCACGGACGGAACTACTGCGGTTACAATCAAAAACGTAGCTAACGACACATACATTGCTGCATTTGACACAAGCAATGCAAGGATGGGAATAGGAACTAGCGCCGGATCTTATAAGATAAAAACTTACGATGCTTCCGACGTAGGAGTACTGATACAGAGCACTAAAACTGGGGGCACGACAGATAGTCTAACGTTGTCCAATTTAAATTCCGGGAGCGGAAATGAGGGAGTCCGTCAGATTTTTAACTTTGCATCTAAAGATATAGCTTATATTCAGGCCAAGGTATCGTCCGCCCCAAATGACCCATTTTTTTCAATCTTTGTAGCTCCAAATTTCACGGGAACAAATCCTACTGAAAACGTAAGATTCAACTGGAATAAAAGAACAGATTTCTACGGGCCTATATATACGCAAGGAAGTGCAACATCATATATTAGCGGAAATCTTTTAGTTGACGGCCAAGAAGTTTCAAGCCACCAAAGTGCATCAACCTACGATAGCGCATCAATACAGATTGGATTTGACGCTGGTAATTCAATATCTGTTGATCTAGGAGGAAGCACTAGCAATAACTCTACCACGTCAACTATTACATTCTCGCAACAACTTGCTGGCGGTTCATACATTATAGACATAACAGCGTCGAGCGCATCTAGAACAGTTACAGTTCCTCAGTGCACTTTTCCAAGCTCTGCAACTGAAGAACAGAAGTCAATAACTGGACCAAATGACAGCGCAATGCTTTTGACTCTATTTTACAACGGCTCAACTTTTAGGTGCAACTTGGGAAAAGATTATAGATAAGGAGTTTTTTATGCATCTTGCTAGAATTGGATCTGATGATGTTGTTGATTTGGTTGAGTACATAGGTGGATACACCTTAGGTGACGCCATAGATGTTTTAAATCTAAAATATGGCTACCAAGCTGAATGGATTGAAACTTCGTTCAGGGGGCTTTTTAGAAAGCAATACGCTCAAGTGGGAATGACATACGATAGGGTTAATGACGCTTTCATAAGCAAGAAACCATATAGGTTATGGATAAAGGACTCTAATCTAGATTGGATTGCCCCTAAGCCAATGCCGGAATTGCCAGATGGGGCTTACTGTGATTGGAATGATAACATTAACGATTGGGAAATAAAGGCAAGATGAAAAAAATATTATCTAGCTTACTTCTTTTTGTTCTAATTTTTTCAAGTCTTGGATTACATCATCCTTGGATTCAGCCTCTTTTTTATACATCTCAAGCCACTAACATTATTAGTTTTGTTGTGGTCGCTGGCGGAGGTGGAGGCGGGTACGAGGCTGGCGGCGGCGGAGGCGGCGGAGGAGTTATACACGAAGAAAATGTATCTTTTGATTTCACGAAATCGTATGCAATAAGTGTAGGTGGAGCTGGCCAGGGTGGATTGTCTGGATCTGATGCCGGGGTTGGATCTAATTCGTCAGCAAGCGTTCTTGATAGCGGAGGAAGTTTTTACAAGCTTGCCTATGGAGGAGGACGGGGCGCAGCCTACAATCAGACTGGTGGAGATGGAGGAAGCGGAGCAGGCGGATACGGCATGGACCCTTCCAAAGCAGGAGGCTCTGGAGTTTCTGGCCAAGGAAGCGCAGGCGGAACTGGAATAGTAACAGATAGAAGATTATCGGGAGGTGGAGGAGGATTCTCAGCGGCCGGAAAAAATGGGGGATGGGCAACAAATACCTGTGGCGATGGAGGAGAGGGGTATTCATCAACGCTGGTATCAAATAGCTCAATCATATATGGTTCAGGCGGAGGTGGATCAAGTAATGAAGGCGGGACGACAGTGGGTGGCAAGGGAGGCACTAACGCTGGACACGGAACAGGTGGAGTAACTTCTCCTGTTGCTGCTATTGACGGATTCGGCGGTGGCGGCGGCGGAGGTGGTGGATCCACAAGCGGAAGAAATGGGACACCTGGTGGTAGAGGTAGGGTTGTTTTTAGGTACTCCGGTACTCCTAGAATGACAGGCGGAACAGTAGGCCAGGGCGGAGGATACACTTGGCATATCTTCGATTCAAGTGGAACACTAGAGCCTTTATAGGAGATTTATGGAATTTGCAAAACTAAACGATGATAATGTTGTAACCGAAATACAAGAGTGTGATTCAGTAGAAACCCTAATTTCAATTACTGGGCACAAAAACTGGAAAGCAATTTTAGCACCAACTAAAAACAAAGCAAGGATTGGTGACTCATATATAGAGCAATATGACGCATTTATCTCTCCAAAACCTTATCCATCTTGGATTCTAGATGATATTATTTGCAGATATGTTGCCCCAAAGCCAAGGCCAGTGTCTAATGATATATACAAGTGGAATGAATCAATTCTAGACTGGGAAAAAATATGATAATAAAATGCGGATGGGCATTGAATTTACTATCAAAGACTTTTAAAATAATAGATATTGGAGCTATGACAATAAAGCCATTTATTTTTGTTCGCGAAGAATTTTCAACCGATGCAGTCAAAATGAATCATGAGAAAATTCACCTAGCGCAACAAAAAGAAGTTGGCCTTTTTAAATGGTTAAAAATTTATTTAGAGGAATATTACAAGTTTGAAAAAACTGCCAAGAAAAAATCAGATGCTTATTACAAAATTACATTTGAAAAAGAAGCATATGCGAATGAAGAAAATTTAGATTACTTAAAAACAAGAAAACCATTTACATGGAAATTATATTTATGATCAGAGAAATACTTTTCTTGTCATTGTTTTTAGCGTGTTTTTTAAGTATTGTTTTTCATATTTCAGCAGAATCAGACACTCAAATTTTGTGTGATGGGAAAAAAGTTGTAAGGTGCGCAATAAATGGATGTATAATTGAAGATGGCGGCGAGTGTACACATGAATAATTTTGTAGGATTTTTGTACTTTTCTGGTTTTTTTCATTTCTTATTTATGTGCGCCATTCTATTGGTTGTCAGATGATAGATATTCTAGATCAGATCCAATATGCCGAAAATTTCCTTCAAATTCTTACAAAAAGGGGAACTAAAGATTTTTTAAAATATAATAAACATCAAGTTTATTTGTGCGAACTAATCAAAAAACTAAGAGCAGAAGGGAAGCCGCCTAGAATAATCATTTTAAAGGCCAGGCAATTGGGTTTTTCTACCTGTGTAAGTTCAATTGTTTTTAAGGAATGTGCTACAGAGTTTTATCAGAAATCTATGATTATAGCTCATGATGACGATTCTACTAATAACATTTTTAATATGTGCAAGCGTTATTATGATTTTTTACCTTCAGAAATACGTCCAATGAAACGCTATTCCAATGCTAAAGAACTAGTTTTTGAGAATCCTGACGAGAAAGCAAGAAAGGAAAATTCCGGGCTTGAATCCAGGATAGAAATTGAAACGGCAAACAAGCCAACCGCTGGGCGCTCTGGAACTATTCAGAAGCTTCATGCATCAGAGATGGCGTTTTGGAAAAATGCAGGAACTACCTGCACTAGCTTGCTTCAGTCTGTTCCGTTGACAATAAATAGTTTGATAATAATAGAATCAACAGCCAATGGTATGTCTGGAGATGGGCAAGAATTTTACCAAAGATGGCAGGATGCAAAGTCTGGAAAATCAGACTTTACTCCTGTATTTTTCCCTTGGTACGAAGAGGAAGCCTATGAGATGGACGATTCTAATTTCGTTCCAGATCAAGAAGAAATCGAGTACATGGAAACATTCCCATTTTTAACAAAAAGAAAAATGGCATGGAGAAGGTATAAGATTAAAAACGAAATGGGTGGATCGAGCATTGATCCTTATGATATGTTTAAGCAAGAGTATCCAACCATTCCAGAGGAAGCCTTCGTAAGTTCTGGCAGGCCAGTTTTTAATATTACAAAAATTCAAAAAGACATTGAGCGCGCAAAAAAGATTGAATTTAAGCGCGGGGATTTTAACTCAGATGGAACATTTACCGAGTCTGACAGGGGTAGCACAAAGGTATTCAAACGCAGCACAAAGCCCAACTGCGCCCTAGGTGCTGACGTTGCACAGGGTATTGTTGGAGGTGACTATTCGGCCGCATCAATACTTGATACTGACATGTTTCAGATGTGCTCTTACCATAGACACATTGACCCAGATTTATTTGGGATAGATTTAATAAAATTAGGCAAAGCATTTAATAATTGCGTATTAGCTGTTGAAATGAACAATCACGGTCATAGTACGGTTTCAACGCTAAAGAAAGAGTCGTATTCCAATATTTATAGAGTAGAAACAATGGATGAAAAGACCGATAAGAAAACTTGGCGGCTTGGATGGCTTACAACGGCAAAATCTAAAATGCTTATGATTGACGCTCTAATTGCAGCGTATAGAGACAACGATATAACTATCAATGACGTTGATTTGCTACAAGAAATGGCAACATTAACTTTTGAAGAAAATGGAAATATTGAATTAACTGGTAAGGATAGAGTCGTTGCAATGTGCATAGCTATTCAAGCATTAAAACAAGTTGTGGGACCCGCGCGGCCAGCTTATTATCCGAATCAGAAACCTAAAGACTCGGCAAGCTTTGAGGAAAAAATACGATATCATACAAAACAACTTGACAATGGCAGTTGGTTTGATTAATAGTTTTACTATCGAATATTAATTTTTTCAAAGGGGTACAAAATGCCAAAAACAAAACTTGTTAAAAAAGCAGTTGAGAAAAACACATGCAAGGGTAAAAAAGGCGGCAAAAAGAAGTAAGTTTAACGCCCCGGAAACGGGGCTTTTTTGAGATTAAAATGAAGATAAGCCTTAAATTAATTTGTCCTGTTTGTAAAAATATATCGCTAATAGAAGTTAAAAAACCTGACCCATTAAAGGCATCACTTATAAATATAAAGTGCTCCTGTGGCGATACAATAATGTATCGAATTAAAAAACATTCAAAAGGATTTGAAATATCAAGCAAGGTGGTAAAATGATTCTAGCATACTTTATTTTTTTATTTTCAGTCAGCGTATACGCCCAAGATACACTTGATAATGCCAATGAAGTTAAACTATACTCCGAAGACGAACTTTCATGTGCCGATTATGATCATTTGAAATGGAATGGTGAAGCGTGGGAATGTTGGCCCAAAGAAGACTTTGAAAACTACAACGAGGTAGAACTATGATAACTTTTATGGTGCTCTTGGCTGTTTATTCGTGCATAGTCGTAAGTGTTTGCTTGTACAAACTGATAAAGATAGAGGATATTTATTGGTTTGAACATCGAGAAAATAAAGCCGACGTTTATCCTTTCAGGGCTGAACAGATAGCAGAAAAAAGAAAAGCTTATTACCCTTCTGATGACCAGAATAAGACCGATAACGGATTCATTGAATCTCAATTTGATTTAACTCCACCGAAAGGCGAGAAAGACGGGTTTAATTTCTAGATTGCGCTCTCGTTAAATGTTCCATTATCTAAAGCATCAATGGCTCTATCTGATATATCCATTTCCTTGAGCTGCATTTTAAGTGTTTCGTCTAGTACAGTTTCTTTGCCAAGTTTGCCTGTTATTCTTGTTTCGTGTCCAAGCTCTATGAGTCCTTTTTCCTTTATTTTTTGAGCGTAATCTCTAGGACCGCCAACGTATTCCCCCAGGGCATAGTTGTAGCCGCTTTGAAAACCATCGCGTATCTTGTGAACGGTTGCCCTTGCGTTTCTGTGACCGTTGTATGTTATATTGCAATTATGTTTTTCACAATAATCTACGGCTTCTTGAGGTGATAAGAACTCAGTTTCACCATTAGAAAACTGGAATTTATAGTAAACGCAACGTGCCATATCATATCCCCTTGTCAAGTTTTTTGGTAATAATAGTTAACATATTTTAATGTATGTGCTTATTTTATTGCCTTTTCTTTTTAATAGTACGATATTAATACTATACGTTTTAATTGACAAGGGAAATTTCAATGATTGAACACTTGGCTGGAGAAGAAATTGTTAAGCATATTGAGGAGCTTAAAAAGGAAGCTAAAGAATTCTATAGTGACAGCAACAAATTAAAAGATAGGTGCGAAAAATTCTATAAGGGAGAACAGTGGAAAGGAGGAAGCGAGTCGAGAAGTGTTAAAAATCTAATTTTTAGCACTATAGAGGATGAACTGCCTGTGCTTGTAGACCAGATTCCTACGGTCGATGTAGTTTCTACAGATGAAAGCGAAGAGGCAGAGCAAAGCGCAAAATCCCTTGAGTCTGCGATTCACTACTCGTTTAAACAGGGCTGTATTCCTCTCAAAATACCAATGGCGGTAAGAGATTCGTTAAAAACTGGCGTGGGATTTATCTATGTTGACTGGAATCAAGACTCAGAAAATGGCGCTGGACTCGTTTCTTATTCAGTAAAAAACTGGAAATCAATACTAATAGACCCTATGGCCTCAGATATTGACGATGCAAGCTATGCAATCATTCAATGTCCTATGCGTTTAGCGGATATTAAAAGACTCTATCCAAGTGTAACAGAAGAACAGCTCGAAAATACAATTTCACCAACTAGCCTAGACCAGATAGATTCTAATACTACTGGGGCAAATGGCAATGAATCACATTGGACCATCGGAGGCCCGAACGGTAATGGAAAATCTAGATTCGCTGGGCGTGACATATATATAGTTGATGAGTGCTGGCTCAAAGATTACTCGCTAATACCAATTGACCCAAAAGAAACAGTGGAAGAAATTGAAAAAGAAAAACAAGAAATATTAAACGCTCAAAATCCAGATGTAACCGAATACGAAGACCATGGCGAACACATTTCTGCGCACGAAGCACTTATCTATCAGATAGTAGCCGAGACTCTACAAATAGACATTTCACAAGTAACCGAAAATGACATCGAAAACGTAAGAGAGAATGACCCAACGATTGGCTTAGTTATTGAAGTAGGCCTTGACCATATTACATCACACGAAAACATGCGAAATGAGCACACGGACGGAATGAAGCCCGCTTATCAAAACAACCTAAGACTTGTAATTAAGATTGGTAACTCATTGCCACTGTATGATGGTCCCGCTCCTGTAGAAGATGGCATGATTCCGCTTGTTCCATTCTATTGTTACAAAGATTCAGAGAGTCCAGAAGCAATTGGAGAAGTAGAAAATTTGATTAAGGCGCAAATGTCTTATAACGAGATGGATCATGCAGAACTCTCAGGCCTTTTATTATCAACCAATCCAGGTTGGATTTGTGACACGGATTCAGGAATCGACCCTGACAGCATTACAAATAAAGTTGGAATGGTTTTGGTCCCAAAAGCTGGCTCCAGGTGTGAAAGAATTAACCCTGGAGTTATTTCTAACCAACTAAGCGTAAGAAAAGATTCGGACAGAGAGATTATACAATCAATTTCAGGCATTAGGGACCAGGTTAATGGAGAAGGACCTAAAAATGTAATAGCTGGATTCGCACAAGAAAAACTGCGCCAACAAGCAATAGGAAGAATAAGATTAAAAACAAGATTTTTGGAACTTCACTCAATGTTAAGGCTTGGAAAACTTACAGCTTCAAGAATTGTTAAGTACTGGTCACAGGAAAGAATTTTAAGGCTTAGAGATAATGATGGTAACTTAAAAACTATTAAATTTGACCCGGAAAAATTAATAGATTTGAATTACGAAATAGATATAGTCCCATCTACAATGGCCGGAATTGATAAGAGTTCCATTTACTCTGCAATGGCAGAGCAGGTACAACTAGGAGTACTTCCAGCAAAGACCTATATTAAATCAATTGATATACCTAATAAATCTATGATCCTAAAAGATTTAGAGCAAAATGATTTGTTGGCAAATGAAAATGCGCAACTAAAACAAATGTTAGCGCAATACGAGCAAATGATTAATCCAAAAACAGGCGCAGTCAATACCGACCAAGTGCCATCACAAGGATTATAACAGATGTTAGAAAATGAAGTATTAGAAACTCCTGTAAATGATGAGGTCGAAGTTAAATCGCAAGGGCAAGCAGAACTTGAGCAGATGACTGCTAAAGAACTTGGACTAAGCGAGCAAGACTACGAGGAAATTATAGGGAGAAAAAAGGCTCAAGACGCCAAAAAGAAGGCCGAAGCCGAAGCAAAGAAAAAACCAAAAGCAGTAAAAAAGCCAGAGGATTCTACGCTAAAGCATACGCCCGAGGCAAAGGACGATCTTGACGATTTACTGAAAGACGTTGAAACAGAAACGGAAGTTGAAGAAACCGAGGATAAAACCGAGGAATCCGAAGAAACTGATGAAGAAGTTGAAACGGAGAACGATGATGACCTAGAGGAACTTGTTCACAACGGAGAAGTTGTGAAAGTTTCAAAAGAAGAAAAAACCATCTTAGCGCAAAAAGGCTACGACTACACTAAGAAAACTCAAGAACTCAGCGCAGAAAAAAAACAATTTCAAGCCGAGAAAGCGGAGACTTATAAAGAAGTAGATAAACTTCTAGCGCAAATTGAACAGGAAGATGTTAAGCGTGGGCAAGAATCAGAGAGATACAAAAACTTTGATTTGGCCATTGATTTGATGAAGGAGGAAGGAAACCAAGAAATTTTGGACATACTTGCTCAATACGTTTCAAAGGCCGCTCGCTTGACAAAAAACCCTGTAGTTGATTCAAAGGTGCAAGGCTTACAGAGCAGAATAGATCAGCTTGAACAGGCACTAAAGGGCCAAGAGCATCAAGGAAGATTGACTGGTTTTTATTCCGGGCTGGCAGAATTTGAAAAATCTGAAACCGGGAAGAAATTGGCTTCTATAGGTTTGAAGATTGACAAAGAGGCGGTCAAAGAGACATGGGCTGCGTCCGACAAGATGACCGAAAGACAAGCAGTTTATGCTGTTCATGGCGAACAGATACAGCATCTATTGGCATCAAAAAACAAAGTCCAGCAATCTCAGCAAGCTAAAAAAACTTTGAATCAAGTCAAGACGATCGGTGGTTCAAAAGGTCCAAGTTCTAAAGTTGTTAAGAAAGTAGACATGTCTAAAATGTCATCAAATGATATTTTGGACGCAATAAGATTAAACCCAGACTCACTAATGGAGTATGGAAAATAAATTTAAGGAGATTTTATGAGTGTTAATACAGCACTAAGCGCATTTGGAAATAATTACATTGAAACTAAAGTTGTTAATAATATTCACAACGAAACAGCTTTTTTGGCGTATCTCGAACTTAAAAAGAAGATACATAAAAGAAGCG